ATGTTTCGCGGCTTTTCGTGCTTTTGCTACCCGTGGCGTTTTGACGGCAGCATCATGATGATTTGCACCGCTGTTACCCCTGAGCGTGTAGGTTTGTGTGGACTTCCGATTGATCTTGACTCTTCTTACGCTATCAATCGTTTCTACTTTTTTCACTTCCGGACTATGTATCGTGGGCATCTTGCTCTTAGAGGGCCAGATGATCCAGATGTCCTGTTTTACTTTCAGCAGTTGCGTTTTTACGCTGCTTGCCTGATTGCGGCCATGCCCAGCACAGGAAATTTCCTGTCCATCATTGACCGGGGTTGAGCATGACTTCTCGCATTCATGTTTCAACATCTCAGATCGAAGTATCGCTTCCGCACTTGGTACAGCGTTGCCTCGTCCGCGTTCTTGGCATTGATTTTTGTGTCCAGCCAAGTGCACTCGAATTTGTCTTGCGCAGGCAGCTTCATTCTTCGTCGTTCGACCTTCATTTGCTCGTGGGTCAACCCGGTGAGCGGCATCACGGCGTTATCTATTCCTTTTATGAGATCTTCCTGCCGCGAGCGTGCGTTCGAAGTTCTCTTTCCGCTGAGGCTGTGCGCTCCCTCGGTCGGCAGTACATCTACCACTTTGGCGTTCATACAAGGTTCATCCGAGTACCCAATTTTTCCTTGGTACTCACACCGGTAGATCGGTTGCCCCAGCGCTGGAACATTTATCAACAACAGCAGAAAAAGTTGTGCAATTTTCATGGTTTGGTTGTCCATCAAGGTGCAGTGCAACAGACCGTACAAGTAGTCCGTACAGACAGCCGCCCGGCAGGCGTCAAGCGTAGCGTCACGCCTGCCGGGCGGCTGTCTTTGGGCTTGAGGTTTTCTGTCTTCGCACTGGCCTCCCCCTATGGTAATCACGGGAATCACGGGGAGAGATTAGGCATGGTCGTTGATCGCTCGTTTCTGCCGGGGGGTACAGCGTGACACGTCCTAATCCGCTCGTCCTTGATGGTTCTGAGGTGAAGTTGCGTTTGCAGGCTCAACGCCAGTTCACCGGCTCTCCTGTTCATGTTGACTGGTTGCGCTTTACTGTGCAGCTTCGTCATGCACCTGCGCCCTCTGCTGATGATCTGTTTCCTCTGCCCCCTCGTGCTGCTATGCCCGTTGGGCGTGACCTTGATTCTTGGTATGCCGAGAACATCAAAGACGGGTGTTATTGCCCTCGCTTTGTCAGTGACCAGCACTGGCAAGAAAAGCTCCTAGGCCTAAGCAAAGTTCTCAATAGCCTCCCTGATGCCGACTTTGCTGCCAGTGCTCAAGCCAAAGAACTAGCTACCCAAGTGGCGGCCTGTCTTGGCCATGAGTTCTCGCTGCATCCTGAAATGCTCAAGGGGCATGACTTCTATCGTTTCCGCTGGTCTATCGTGCGCAATGACAAAGAAGTTGCTTGGGTGGGCTTTCTTGCTTCTAGCACTTCCCCTCGGCAGAAGTCCCAAGCCAACACCATCCATGTCAACATCACTGGCACGGCTTGCACTTTTGCAGAACCTGTTTGGCCGTCCCGCATGGTCGAATTGATAGAAGAAACCAATGCCAAGATTACCCGCTGTGATCTTGCCCTTGATTTTTTTGATGGCATCTCTGGGGGATTACAACGGGTCAAGGCCGACTATGAAGCTGGGGCCATGAAAGTCCGGGGCAATCAGCCCAAATGCAACATGCTTGGCGTTTGGTTGGACTCTGGTGGTCATTCCCGTTCCTTCTACATTGGCTCGAAAGAGGCAGGCAAGCAAACCAACATCTACGAAAAGGGCCACCAGCTTTTCGGCCCCCAGGACACCAGCGCTTGGCAGCGTATTGAGCTGCGCTATGGCAACAAGCTCCGCGAACTCTCGCCTGACATGTTGCGCCGTCCGACTGACTTCTTCGCGGGTGCCTCTGACTGGCACGAAAAGCTCTTGAAGGAGCATGGCGATTTGGCCCCTGCTCCGTCTCCGGCATTGGTTAAACCTCGCCGCGCCTTGGAAACTGTCCGCGCCGAGGTCTCGCGCAATATTCGCTGGCTGCTCAACACGGCGGCACCTTCTGTGGCGCTTGCTTTTCATCATCTCGGTGATGAATTTTTAGAAATTGTCACCGGCAAATCGGCTCCGGGTCGTCTCCAGTCGTTTGCTCATTCTGAGGTGCAAAACGCCTACGCCTCGGCCTTCTCCCGTCTTTCTTCAGGCTCCCGCGCGGGCGGCGGGGCTGTGCCTGCTTTTGCCCCGTAACTAAGGTACACCATGAAATTTCAAAACATTGTTCTTTGCACTGGCATCAAAGAATCAAAGGGCGACTATGAGGGGCGGCCTTTTAGCTCTACCACCTTTCACCTGATCGTCGATGTGGCCGAAAACTCTAGCGGGCGCAGCATCGGTGCGGTCACTCGCCCCTTTAAATTCGGTGACGCTTCCGAGTTTGACAAGTGGGCGCATTTGGCTAAATCGTGGCCAGCTGCTGGCCTGCCTTGTATCGCTGACTTTGACATTGTGGCCGGTGCTGGCAATGACTCCAAGCTGACTTTGTTGGGCATTAAGCCTGCTCCCGCACCTGCTAAGGCTGCCTGATATGCCCCGGCTCCTTGTCCAGTCCATTGCTACCGGGCGTTTTCTCGTTCCAGCTTTAGAGTTCCCCTATTCTCCTGAATGGGTGATTTCTCTGCGTGAGACTGGAGGGGGCGTTTTGTCTGATTATGAGGTGGCTTGCGCTTTAGTCGAAGAATATTCAGAAATCGACGATATTTGTATTATCGTCGATTTAGATAAAATCGGAACTGTTAACGATTATCCAATATGACTATGTGAAACATGTTCTGCTTGAAACACGACGGCACAGCTTATCAAGAGGTCTCTTGTGACATTCCTGATGCGTTGATTGTCGTCAACCGGATAGAACTGGCCCAATTAAGCCCGTTATATTTGGATACCGAATCGGCAATGGCAATCTCTGGGGCCATGCTGATGATTATGGCGGTGGCGTTTGTGCTTCGCCAAGTCCGTAAATACCTAGAAACTGAGAAAGAAGAATCATGAACCTCGTCAACGTTGTGAAACGCCGTGTCCAGTCTGCAATGGACTCTGTTCGGGCTACCGCTCTGGCATTCCGTCTGTTTTTTCTGGGCTTGATTGGCTTATCTCTGTCCACTGGTGCCAATGCGGCAGCACTGATTGACACTTCTGCTGTGGTATCTGCTATTTCGGAAGGTGTCACGATTATCTCTGCAATTGGTGTTGCTATTTTGTCTCTCGTGGTGGTAATTAAGCTGTTCAAATGGGTTCAGCGCGTTCTGTAAAAGTCCGTGCTTTTTAAGGGGGCTGCTTCTTTTGGGGTAGCCCCTTTTTATTTTCTAGGAGATTATTATGGGTTTTTGGGTTGTCATTGCTTTATTTTCGGCGGGTTTAATTTTGTTTTGGCCTTGATTTGGAGGCGGCATGGCTTATGTTTACCGCTTAATTGTTTTTATATTTTTTCTTTTTTCTTTACTTAATATTTCCCATGCTGCTCTTCCAAAAGTTAAAGTTTGGACTTGGAGTTTAAACGGCTTGTCTTCTTCAGTTACTTACTCTTCATATAATGCTGCTTGCCGTGGTGTTTTTGATGCTTTTGTTTCTCAAGCTGGCGGTGGTAGTTATGAAAATGAGGTCGTTGCTGGCCCATACTGCCGGGCTTGGAAAATTGTTGGTGGAGAGCGTTATTCTAATCAATTGCTTTTTCCTGTTGCAGTTATGTCTTGTCCTGAGAATTCTACGGCTTCCGGTTCCGATTGTATTTGTAGCGCAGGATTTGAAGAAAAAGACGGTGCTTGTAAGTCACCAGAGCTTCCAAAAGATCCAAAATGCGGCTCTTTAGCAGATATGCCTTTAGGCTTAAATGATTATGGTGCTAGTTTTGGAAATAAATCAATCGACTGGGCTAAGAATCAAGTTGGCAAACCCGCTAATTCTTGTTTTGCTGGTGGTTGTCAAGTCACTGGCGATGTTACTGGTTGCATGAGTGGAGGTACTGCTTCTACATATTGCAAAATGTCAAATCCTAAATTTACGGGTGAATCTTGTATTGAGTCCGATACATCGGGCGATAAAGATAAATGCCAAGATGGTTATTCGGCTAGTAAACATGTTCCCGGTGTTTGTGTGCCTGACGCTGATAAACCTGACCCAAGTAAGGACAATAATGGTGATGGCAAACCAGATGATGCCGATGGTCTTTGTCCTGATAAAACTGACCCTACTAAGCGTGTCCCTTGTGAGGGTAAAAAATCTAATTGTTCAGTTGGGCTTTGTGAAAGTAAATTTGCGCCTGATCTTTGTATTCCTTGCGATACTAATGTTGATAAAAGCACAGGTGCAGGTACAAAAACTAGTACTACTTGTAATGGTTCTAGCTGTACTACTACCAAAGAAGATGGTACGAAAGAAGAAAAACCAAAGGAACAATTTTGCGCGGAAAATCCTAAATCACCACTTTGCATAGTAAATAAATGGGGCGGAGGTTCTTGTGCTTCTGGAAATTTTAGCTGTGACGGTGATGCAATCATGTGTGCTGTCGCTAGAGAACAGCACCTTAATAATTGCAAAATCTCTAAATTATTTGAATCTGATAATGATTCTGCTAGTTTATTTAATAAAGCTGCCGCTGGTACTGATGAATTTTCTCCGGATAAAATGAAATCACAGGCGCAGCAAATTACCGTTTCTTCTTTCGATCAATCTGGTTTTGGCTGGTCTCATTCTTGTCCTGCTGACCCTTCTTTTAATCTTCCTTTTGCTCACGCTGAATTCTCCATCCCTTTCAGCAAAATTTGTCCTTTGCTTGCTATCTTATCTAATGCGGGTGTTGGTATTACTTTGCTTGGTTCTCTGGTTTGGGTTTTAGGTGGTCGTAATAATAGGGGTTAATAATGCCTTGGATTCTTTCCACTTTGCTCGGTGGTCTTTTACAGATTGCGAGTAGTCTTGTTGGTCGAGTTTTAATTGCTTTGGGTTTTGGTTTTGTTGAATATATTGGCGTTTCTGCTTTAGTGGATTCCGTTAAAACTCAAGCCACTTCTTTAATTAATTCGGTGGGCGCTTCTACTCTTGCGGATTGGGCTGGATTTTTTCGTATTGATGTTCATATTTCTATTGTAATTAGTGCCATCGGGGTTAAGCTGGTCTTAAACTCATTGACTGGCGATAAAGTTCGTAAATTAATTCAAAAATAAATATGCCTATTAATTTTGTCACTGGTTTGCCACGTACTGGTAAAACTTTATTCACTTTTATACAAGTTATTGATCGTGCGAAAAAAGAAAATCGCCCGGTTTATTATTGCAACATTCCAGAAGTTACTATTCCGGGATGGATAGAAATTGATCATCCAGATAAATGGATGGAGTGCCCCAACGATTCCATTATTATTGTCGATGAGTTGCAGGATTTTTGGGGCGATGCAAGTCCGGGCGCTAAAGTTCCATTGCCAATTTTGGAATTATCAAAACACGGCAAGCGCGGCATTGATTTTTATTTTATCACCCAAGACCCCACACTGGTGCATAAAACTCCGCGCAAATTGTGTGAGACTCATTGGAATGTCATTCGCGCTTTTGGCACAGAAAAAGCAATGGCTCACAAGTTTAGCCGTATGCAGACTGATCCAGAAAAAGTTAAAAATAAAGCAGATAAATACCCTTGGTCATATCCGAAGGAAGCATTCGGAAAAAAGGATAAAGCTGGAAATTGGATTACTAAACCTTGGTACAAAAGCGCCGACGTGCATAATATCAGGCGTCAAATACCTCTTAAATTAATAGCTATTCCAGGTGGCATATTAGTTGCTGGTTTAGCTGTTTGGATTGCTTTTTCATTTTTCGGTAATTTTGTTGAAAATGCTAAAAATCCAACGGGTGCAAAATCTGCCGTTGGTGCAAAGCCTGCTTCTGCTGCGTCGGGTGCAAACGTGCCCACTATTGCAAAGCCTGCTTCTGCCGAAGAATACGTTTTGGCTCGCTTGCCTCGGCTTCCGAGTTTTCCGCACACTGCCCCGGTTTACGATGAAGTCACTAAACCCACCCACGCACCTTATCCAGCTGCGTGTGTTCAGTCTGCAAGCGTCTGTAAGTGCTACACGCAACAAGGCACTTTGCTTCGTGTTGAAGTATCGGTTTGTGCCCGTATCGTTGCTGAGGGCTTTTTCATTGACTGGGACGCTGGGCGTGGTCAGCAACAGCAAGCACACGCCCCTGCGCCGCACCAAACAGCCCCTACACAGGAGGCCCATCAGGTGCAGTCTATGCCCGCCCCTCTACTGGTGGCGTCGGCCCCGTCTGTACCGGCTCCAGCTCTACCAGCTCCGTCGAAAAATTTGGGCTATCTCGAATCACTGCGCCTGCGTAATGCCGAAGTCCGTAGCGTTCTGCGGTAAGCCCTACTGGGGGTATGGGGGCTGTAGCCCCCATGGTTACGGTGCGTTTTTGCTGCGCTGTGTTTGCACTGTACATGCAGCATCCTGCCCGTCGCTTCGCCCCGGCCTTGGCGCGCGGGGCGCTGGTTTCACTTTGTCACTACTCGTCCCCCGTCGCCCTGATAAACATGGCTTTTAGCAGGGGCGGGCGTGGTGGCCCTGTCTCTGTTTTTTGGGCATCCGCTTGTGATGCCCGCTGCCCTCTCTGTGAGAGAGCAACATGATTTACGGTTATGCCCGGGTTTCTACAGTCCATCAAGACACCCACTTGCAAATTGACGCCCTGACTCGTGCAGGGGCCACCTTTATCGTTGAAGAAAAAACCTCCTCGGTCGGGGCGCGGCGCGAACTCAACCGCCTTCTGTCCCGGCTCCATCGTGGCGACTGCGTGCTGGTTTACAAGCTGGATCGATTTGCCCGCAGCTTGATTGATCTGCTCAAAATCATTGACCGCATCGAATCAGCAGGCGCGACATTTCGCAGCATCACTGAATCAATTGACACCTCAACCCCAGCAGGTCGGATGATGATGCAGATGCTGGGTGCGTTTGCCGAATTTGAGCGCGGCATCATCCGTGAGCGCAGCATTGCGGGCCAGCAGGCTGCACGCGATAGGGGCCACCTGCCGGGCCGCCCCCGTACTTTGACGTTTGACCAAGAGCGCGAACTGGTAGCGCTCTACCAGTCTGGCGCTCACACGTTCAAGGGGCTTGCTACCCGCTATGGGGTGTCGATTTCTGTAGTCAAGCGGTCGGTGTATCGCGTCACCAAGCCCTGCTCTAGCAGTTTGAAATGATCTAACGGTGTCAAAATATGCACTTGAAAGAATACTCATTAGGGGGAATAATGTCCGGTAAGTGGGAAGTGGAATACACCGATGAGCTTGGTCAGTGGTGGGCTGACCTGACCGAAGCGGAACAGGAATCCATTGATGCATCGGTTCGGCTTTTAGAAGAGAAGGGGCCGAATCTTGGGTTCCCCCATACGTCTGGAATTGAGAGGTCAAGGCACTCTCATATGCGTGAATTGCGGGTACAGCATGAAGGTCGGCCCTATCGGGTTCTCTATGCGTTTGACCCGCGCCGTAGTGCCATCCTCTTGCTAGGTGGTGACAAAACTGGCAATGACCGCTGGTATGAAGTTCATGTTCCGATAGCTGACAAGCTGTATGACACGCACATCGAAATTTTGAGAAAGGAAGGGCAGATCAATGGCTAAGAAGTTCAGCGAATTGCGCACCAAAATGTCACCAGAGGCCCAAGCTCGTGCTGCTGCACGCGCTGAGGCCATGCTGGTGGAAATGCAACTCCAAGAGCTGCGCAAAGCCCGCAAGGTGACACAGGTGGAAGTAGCCAAGGCCATGAGTGTGGAACAGGCCACGGTTTCCAAGTTGGAGCACCGGGACGACATGTATGTCAGCACACTGAGGGAGTACGTCAAAGCCCTTGGGGGCGAGTTGAAGCTGGTTGCCTCGTTTCCTGATGCAGACATTCAGGTGCATCCGTTCGAGTTAGCCCATTGAAGGAGCTACTCACAGGCAAAAAAAAGCCGGGTGAACCCGGCACTTTGGTCTAGTCATCTTGGTTCGAAACCTTGGCTAGTTGTCCTTGTAAACGCTGTACCAACGGAAAATTGGCATGAATTTGTTCGTCGCCGATGCGTTCGTTTCCGCCAATTTGCATCAGCCCCTAGCTCATCGCTAGGGGCTTTTTGCTTTGGTGCCCACTGTCTTAGCACGCGGCAAAGCAGCCTCGCTGCCCATATTTTTCTGTGGCTTGCTCCAAAAGCGAAATTTCTTGTTGCATAGCTGTTGTCTTTTTGGCATCAAGTTTTGTAGCCAGAGCTCTACACCTACAGGGGCTGCCATGCACTATCCGGAAAGCTTAAAACTGCTTCGCGCTGAGTCTTCTTCGTTTGTGTGCCATCTGTGCCACCCTGTACGTCATTTTTCGGCCCTGAATGCCTACCGCCTCCAACAAGCCTTTCTCGGCATTGAGCGGGTGCCACCTCGCAGCCCTGGTCAGCCACATAAGCAGCACTCTGCATCTCAACAACAGTGGGGCGTTTGATGGTTTATCTAAAGTCCATTGCCACCTGCTCAATGTCTGGGATGCCCCGGTACCGTAGCACCCGGTATCCAGCATCCTTTAGCAGTTTGTCTCGGTTAGCGTCTTGTGCTTCTCGTCCGTCGTGGCTGCTGTCGTCCAGTTCAATCACTGCCAGCACCTTGAACGATTTATCGCAGATCACGAAATCGGCGCGCTTGCGGTCAAAGGTGTTGCGTGCTCCTCGTGATTTGGCTGTTAGCAGTGCCCCAAAGGACACCTGCGATAGCACGATCAAGGTAGGCAATGCACTTTGCAAGCGGAAGAACATCGCTTGTTCGTTCTTGGTCAATGGTGGACAAGCCCTTGGCTTTTCTCCTTCGATGGCCTTATCGGGTATCTCCTTTGGCCCTTGCTGCTTTTTTGAGAGTGCTGCTATGACAACAACAGCAATGACCAACACTATCAACACCAGCATGATGGTTTGCATTTCTTTTTCCTTTCTGGGGGGCGGTTCTGCCGCAGATTGTGCTGCTGTTGCAGCCACAGGGGGGGCTGTTTGAACTTCGCACAGTCTCTCCGTCCTGTAACACGGGAGAAAGTTCTAACGTTCAGGATCAGGGTGTCTTGCGCTTCGAACGCTCCATCAAGCTCTTTGCACATCATAGTTCTTTGCCGTCGTCTATCGGTTGCGCTGTTATGGAAAGGTTTTCAATTATCTTTATGATATTGGTGCAAATTAAGAAGAATTGATAGAAGATGTTAACGTTATTAGATTAAATCGTCGGGTTAATTTATCCAGTGTGGTGTCTGGCGTGTCGAGGGGTGTCTTTAATCATTGTTTAATAGTTTAAAAATGGATAAAATAAAAATCACAGGATACGAAAATTGTGCTGGTCTTGGAAAAGCGTCTGACAAGGCTTATGCCATCGGTCAATTGCATACTCTCGCACCTCTTATTGAGTCATTTCCTGAGGGTGGGATTTGTCGTGGGGGATAGATCCTAATTGCCAATGGTTGCTTCCTCTTGTATAGAGAATTAAGCGTATTCAATCTTCATTATTATCAGAATTTTATATTCAGGAAGTTATGATTTTTCTTGCAAGCGAGAACAGCAAGTTCGTGACATAGCGCGTGTTATCAACTCCCAGCGGTAGAAAATATCCGGGTCGTCGATAGCAGGATCAGAACTGCAAAGTGCATTCATCCAGAATTAAGGCGCTGGGCTAGCCTTGTCTATCTTGGGCGACACGAATGATGGAGCGCAGATCCGAGGCCATCGCTTCAAAACAACCTGCCTGCAGCCAGCGGCGTATTTGTTGGTACACCGCTTCCCAAGGGGGTAGATCGTTGGGTAGCATGCATCAAGTTGTCCCGGCACGCACTAGCCAGCGCAGGGCATTACAGACTTTTCGCATAGATCGTGGTAACGCTGGGGGCGTTGGTGCCAATCAATGCCAAGTAGGGTTGGGTGAAATTCCATTTTTCACCACTGACATCAGTGGGGTAGGTCTTGCACTCACTAAGTGCGCGGCAAGCCTCGGGGTTCAGCCCGAGTTTGAGAGCGCGGATGCCGTAGGCATCCTCATGGGTGTTTGCTACTCTTGGATGTCCAATTGATAATGCACAGCATGGACTGCACCAAAACCCTGCGCCTACGCATCAAAGACAAACATGCCCGCGTGTTGTCTGCGATGGCGCGTGAGGTCAACCAAGTCTGGAACTTCTGCAATGAAACCAGCCACCGTGCCATCCGTGAGCGCCACCAGTTTCTCAGTGGCTACGACCTGCAAAAGCTAACCAACGGTTTCAGTAAGTGCGATGGGGTACAAATCGGTTCGCCCACCGTGCAGCAAGTGTGTGAAGACTACGCCAAGGCCCGCAGGCAGTTCAAAAAGGCCAAACTGCGCTGGAGAGTCTCCAACCCCCAAAACAGCAAATACAGCTTGGGCTGGATTCCGTTCAAAGCGCGGGCCTTGCAATACAAGGCAGGGCAGGTCGCCTTTGCGGGCCAGAAATTGAGCCTCTGGGACAGCTACGGATTGGCAGACCATGAGCTACGCTCGGGCAGTTTTAGTCAAGACAACCGGGGGCGTTGGTATCTCAATATCGTAGTCAAGGCGCAAGCGAAGCCCATAGCGGCAACGGCCAGTGTGGGTATTGACTTGGGCCTGAAAGAAGCGGCGGTAGCCTCTACGGGCGAACGCATCGAAGGGCATTTTTATCGCAAGCTCGAATGCCAACTCGGTATTGCACAGCGGGCAAAGAAGAAAAAGCGTGTCAAAGCCATCCACGCAAAAATTGCCAATCAGCGCAAAGACCTACTGCACCAGTTCAGTACGCAATTGGTCAAAAACAACGCTGCCATC